AAGCCTGTAGAAAAAGCTTGAAATCCTGTTGTAATAGTGCTAGGGTATTATTCATTATTTACGTTTACTTCCTACTAATGGTGGGTCTTCATCATCTTTCTTATTAAACTTTTTCTTTATTTTCTTCCGACCATCAAGATTATACTTACCACCTTCTGTAACTTTTTTCTTTATTGATCTTTTAGGACGTATCACATCTGGAGTTCCTAATTTATCAATTTTTTTCTTTAGGCTGTTAAGCAGAGCTCTTTGTTCCGTTGTTAATTTTAAATTAGAAAGATAATTTACTACATAGTCACCTGACGAACCGGGTCTAACTGTTAAAAACTCTTCAGCTAGTTCTGGAAACTCTGTATATAAACGTATTGTCTCTTCAATTTCTAATATTCTATATAAAGGTATATTACCACTTCTATATCTGTGTAAAACTTCTTTAAATTTACTTCTGTTTAAGTTAGAAAAATCAAATGTTGAGTTATTTACATCAACACCATATTGTGCCAAATCATCTTTTATAATATCTAACTCTTCCATATAGTCATCTATAATATTCTGACGTATATTAACTGGAAACTCATTAGCTATATCATATTGTGGCCTCATAAAGTTTAAGAATGATTCTTCAACGTCTTCAGCAGTACCAAGTAATTTATTTATATTTGGATCTAAGTCTTGAGCTGCCTGTGTAGATCTGTTACCCGGTTGCATTACAACACCCTCGAATCCGTTTTCAAGTAAGTCATCAAGATCATTACCTTCAAATCTAGTTTCTATAATAGATCTAGCCTCTTCCGGCATAGCATTACGCATGTAATTAGCTCTATTTGCAGCATTATTATCTAATAAAACATTTAATGAAGCTTTTTGATGACCAAATTCATAATAGGGGTCCTGTGCAATCTCGTCGAGTCGTCTTCTAACAGCAGCTGCAAGATCACTTATATTACGAATAACATAAGGCAACGAACCTTCTCTTCTCATACGATCAGTACTAAATTCGATAATACCACCTTCGTTATCAATAATTTTTTGTAAATCACTTGCTGTAAATGCGTCAAGTGCTTTCTTATGATCTTCATTAATAAACAAATCAGCCATGCGTCTACCTAGCTCTTTAACATCATCACCTGATAGATCACTTTTTTTAATTTGCTTGTCTGTTTCTATTTTATTTAGAATTTTAATGAGTGCGTAAACATCATCTTCGTTTTTTCTAACTGCTCGAATATATGTGTCCCAATCTCCTTGGTCAAACTCTCCAGTTAATTCATATTTCTCTGCGAAACCTAAATCTTCCCAGTCAGTCTTCTGTAGTCTGCCACGTGCAAACCTACTTAGTCTTGCCTGCTGGTCAGGAGGTAAATTTCTAAATTCTGGTGAATCTTGTGGTGCAATAAACTCTTTATAATTATCGCTAGTGTCTCTTGGTAAGTTTTTAAATCTATAAGCATCAGGGTCTTCCGGATTTATACTATTAAGTATTCTATGTTTTAAACCCTCTTGTTGTAAAGCAGTTTCTGGATCTAATCCTAACTTCTGAGCTACTTGTGTTACGGCATCTACTTTTATCTGATTACCAGCTGGGTCAAATTTAGGTACAACATTAGATTCCTTTCCAAGTTTAGAAAGTTTAGTTAAACCTCCACCAAAACCTCCACCAACTCCAGCTGCTACACTAGCTTCGAGAGGATTTAAGAGTCGCTGTTCATCTATACCTACACGTAGTTGTTCACCGGCAAGACCTACTCCAGCTCCACTGACTAGACCACGTTTTACGGAGCCTGCTGCACCTAGATATTTAGCAGCTTTAGCTCCGACTGGAATCTGACTGAATGGTATCATACCCATACCACCAGAAGCCCATACTTCACCCCACTTAATATTGTCCTCACCATAAAGGTGTTTTTGTACTAAATAGTTAGTATAAGCACCCTGACCAAAGTTAATTAGTCCATAAGCAGCCCAACCAGCTGGACCACCAGCTAGTAGTCCACTTGAAGCCCAATCTGTGGCTATACCACCACCAACTTCAGTTGTAATACCTAATAACCGGTCCTTTAACCCCACATCATCTTGTAAATCTAGGTCTTTTCGTCCGATATTAGAGTCCATTAGGTTGCTGTCGCCTCCTCAACTTTTATCTTATTTCTATTCTTATTTTTCCTTTCTTCTTTCCAGTCTTGATGTTTGATCTTTAACTGAGCAAGACGCTCAGGAGTCCATCCAGTTGTAGGGTCGTCACCGATTAATTTCTCTTGGATACGACTAGGATTCTCTGCAATCTCTTTAGTCATTAACTCCAATCTGTTCTTAGGAGGTTCACTGGGATTACTAGCTATTAAATCTCCGTCTTCAGCTCCTAGACCACTACTGCCTCCACCAAAAGCAGCAGCTCCAGCACCTCCAGCACCGCTATTATTAATAACTTTAGTGTCATTATTATTATTACCCGGTGTCGTAGTAGTAGGAGTAGTAGTAGGAGTAGTAACCCTGTTAACATTGGCTGGATCTATTCCATAGTCTTTATGGTCATAATCTCTACCCCAAGCATCGGTATTACCAGCAGTACCATAGTTAAAAGCTTCAGTATACTCTTGATCCTTCTGTGTTTTAAAATCAGCTTCGTAAGTACCTCCGTCTCTTTTTCTGTTTTTTACATGCCACTCACTTTTTAAATCTAATGTTTTATCGTAGTGAGGATTGAGCTTAGTTTCGTTAATAGTAATCTTTTTTCCACTATACATCTCAATACCTTCTGCACTTGCATTAACATCACTTGTATAAGATAAAGGTCTATTATCTCCCCATACAGGTTTATTAGGACTTGGTACATAATATCTAGATGTTAAAATATGTTTTGATTCATTTAATTTATCAACCTGTTTCTGATGATAAACGCCTAGATCCATACCGTATTGCTCTTTAAGTACTTTAAATTGATATGCACGGTTTTCAAGATCTTTAATTCCATATAACTTTTTTAAATCTCCATTTAATTTTGCTAAGTTTGCTTTAGAATCATCGTACTGTTTCCGCCATTTGTTGTTCTTTGTTGTTTCTTCCGCCATGTTAATTTATGTGTGATAAAATTGTGTGCTCTCGGTCGGTGATACCGAATGTCGACCTCATCCAGTCGAGCCAGTTATTACTACCCTTTGCCTGATTACATCGTCGACATGAGGGTACAACATTCGTTGTAATATCTTCCCCACCCTTACATTTAGGGTGTACATGGTCGATAGTAAGATTGTGTAATTCATGAAATTCTCCGCAATAAACGCATTGACAATTAAAGTGCTCTTTAATAGCTCTTCTCCAGAGCCTTCTTGATTCTGAACTTGTCATCGTTATTAAATTGTGTAAATAGTAGTCAGGTTTAGGTAGTAATGGGGTCATCTTCTAATTTTAAGTCTGCTTCTTCTGTTAATAGATGGCTTCTGTTTTCTGCCACGGGTCTTGCTACCCTTATAATGGGCGGCATCCAACCCGTCACGGTTGCCATATGTACCAAGTTTTCTATTAAGTTTGTTTGCATTAACTCTAATTCGGAGACCTTTCCTAGTTTTGTTGTATTTCTTCTGCTGTTTCCTACGTTTAGCAGCAGCTTTTGGATTCTTCTTATAGTACTTAGATGTTTTGCTTGCCATATAACCTCCGCTGTACAAGATTAGAGTCTACAGTAGGTAAAAGCTTATTTAGTTTATCAAGAGGACTACCATCAAAGGCAACACCTGTTATGTCATTAGTCTTTAACCAATCACATGCTGCTTTTAAATCTTGTGTAGTAGCTTCTCCGCTTTTAATTCTACGTAGAAAGTCCTCTGTAACAAGATAGTGCAGCTCGTTAAAACTTTCTTCAGTTGCTTTTTTGGGTAGTTTCTTGACAGTATTCATTCGATATCTAATCCTTTTTTAACTATAGCTAGTGCTTTATCGTCTAGCTCATTATCAGTTTGCTCTACTAGCTTTTCTAGTAAT